AGCAAGACCCATTGTATGAAGCAGCAGAATCCTCATCCTGGAATACCAAGATCTACCCATTGTGTGAAAAATTCCCATGCAGTGAAGATGAGTTTAGAGGTGCTTGGGAAGATCGATTCCCCTTCTCATTTGTTAAACACGAGTACGAAAGTTTGAAAGCTAGTGGTGAGTTGGCAGCATTTGACCAGGAGCTAATGCTAAGAATAACAAGTGACGAAGATCGTTTAGTTAATGATGACGACTTGGTGTGGTACAGCCGTAAAGATGTTCTGAAGAACAAAGGCAGCTACAACTGGTACATCACTACAGACTTTGGAACTACTGACGGTGCTAAATCTGATTACAGCGTAATATCTGTATGGGCCTACAATAACAATGAAGATTGGATGCTTGTAGACGGTATGATAGCCAAGCAGTTAATGGACAAAACCCTGGCAGACCTATTTAAGTTTGTGTCAATGTACAAGCCGCTAGAAGTTGGTGTTGAAACCAGTGGACAGCAGGGTGCTTTCATAGCTTGGATTAAAGCCGAGATGCTAAGAAAGAAAGTTTACTTTAACTTGGCTAAAGGACATGACAGCAAAAAGGAAGGCATAAACCCTAAGAAAAATAAGATTGTACGATTTATGCAGTTCATGCCGGTAATATCAGCTAAGAAACTACTATTACCTGAAGAGATGAAAACCTCTAAGTATATGGTAGAATTGTTAGAAGAACTCAGGTTCGTTACAAAGAAAGGCTTCAAGTCTAAAAACGATGACGTAGCAGATACTTTGTCAATGTTGACTGAGCTAGATCCGTTTGCACCTAGTGAAGTTACACACACTGAATACATTCAGAGTGAAGACGGTACCTACGCAGTGTTTCCTGATGACGATGATATGGACAGCGAGAGCAATAGTACGGTATTCTAACGCCTGCTATGATAGTATAAACGAAATTTAAAGGTTACCTAATGCTAGTAAGCCAAATTATAAACTTAGCAAGTAATTCAGAACTTAGGCAATTGTCTGTTAGAACTGATACTGATGCAATTATCGGGTTTATAAACCTCGGTATGCTAGAACTCCATAAACGGTTCACTTTAAAATCTGAAGAAGCTATTGTTACGGTTCAGGAAGGTAAGTCTATCTACACTTTAGATGGTACCGATCCTGACGTTGTGATGTCTAATGCGGAAAACCTTCTTATAGTTATAGACTGCTTAGATGATCTAGGTGAACCTGTAGCTCTCAATGATGAATACAACTCACTAAGCATAATGACACCTAGCTACAACGCTGTCGAAGTAAAGACTGTGGTAGCAGGTGAAGTGTTTAATATCGTTTATAGATCTTCAGTAAACTTTGTTCATTCGGTATCAGACAACGTTGCACTACCACCACAACTTTTAGAATCTTTACTGCACTACATCGGTTACCGGGGCAACTCAACTGTGACTGCAGATATTAAAGAAGAGAACAACACACACTACATGCGGTTTGATAAAAGCTGTGAAAGAGTTATTGGCCAGGGCTTAACTATCCCTGACGATATGGAATCTTACACGTTCGATCAAAGAGGTTTTGTGTAGTGGCAAATGCGTCAGCGTGTACTGGAACGTTTTTAGATTCCAGTGGGGTGTTTACAGGGTACAGTGGAAACTATACAAACAACACCGGAACGTTTGCAGCTGACAGTGGACTCTTTGCAGGTTACAGTGGAAATTTTGTCTGTGTTGTAACATACGGAGACTTTGTAGTAGTTGAAGCTACAGGTGATGTTACTGCCGGAAGTCCTGTAATCACAAATAATGATGGTACAGTTTCAGTCTTAGAGTACGTAGTAGTAACTGAAGAAACTACAGAAACTGAAACAATAGTTGAAAGTATCCCTGCCGGCTCTATTACATCACTTATGCCAAACATGGCGTACCACCCCAGAGTATTGTTTGATCCTAACGATCCTAACAAATTTATATTCCTGTACAACGACTTAAGTAATAGTTTGTACAAGTCCGTAGTAGTAGGTACGATTTCTAACAACACCATAACGTACGGAAGTGTGCAAGCATACGACACTAACTCAGCTGACACAGAAGCGGCTTTTAATCCTGCTGTTGCAGGAGAGTTTGTAGTTATTTACCGCAGTACAGGTGCTCAAAACGCTAAACTTAAAGTAGGTACGATTTCAGGTACATCTGTGTCTTTTAGTACGGAATACACGTACAACACTTACGATAGCTACTACGCTGACGTAAAGTTTGATCCCTCCGGTAACGGAAAATTTATCATTTCTTGCTGGATTGCTCCTACAACACCAGGAAGTAGCCAACTAGTTGTAGGAACTATGACAGAAGGTGTACCGTCATTCGGTACTGCTGTAACTTTTAAGAACGACCGTACATTATTTACATCGTTAGCTTTTGACCCTGACAGTCCTGGAAAGTTTGTAGTAGGTTACATAGGAGGCTATGGCGGTGAGCACACAAATGAAAACCCAGGAGCAAACTACTGTGCTGCTAGAGCTGGCGTAATTTCTGGTACTTCAGTAGTACTAGGCTCTGAGGCTGTATTCAGTGTAGACCAAAACTCAGACGTAAAAGTGTTATTTGGTACAGGAACTGCAGATAAGTTTTTAGTAATGGCTACTGATGGACATTCTGGAGGTGTGAGTAGAGCAGGGGTAGGTACTCTCACAGGTACAGCAATATCGTTTGGTGTTGAGCAGTCATTTAACGATGGAGCCGCATACCAATGGTCAGCAGCACTTGACTCAAGTAGTGGGGCAGGAAGACTTATCGCTATTTTCATTGATTACGGTAACGACTACACCGGTGTTTTGTCAGCTTACACAATGGTAGGTGACGTACTAACACACGACACTGACTCTATAGTAAGTATGCCAAGTGTAGGAGGAGTAGCATTTGACCCTAACAACCCAGGCAGGTTTGTTTACACTTACTCTAATGGCAGTACTATGAACTCATCAGCAGCTGTAGGACAACTAGATGCTACTATAGTTACAGTAACCCCAGCTGTAGAAGAAACCAATTTAACAGAAGACAACTTTACTGGTGTAGCTGAAGACTCTTTCACTGATGGTCAGACAGGAAGGATTATCACAAAAAATGGTGTAGTATTTAACTTGACTGGATTAGTACAAGGAACAACTTACTACGTGTTAGCTGATGGTAGTATAAGCGACACACCTGACATCTGGAACGTAGTTATAGGTATAGCACTTTCATCAACGTCACTGCTTTTAACTTAGGTATTTAGAAGGTATTTATGATAGCTGAACTTATACTCCTCAACACCGCCTTTGGTGTAATCAAAGAAACCGTTATGAACGGCAAAGATCTTTTAGACGCTGGTGCTTCTTTAGGTCAATTTTTTGGTGCAGAGAGAGAAGTTAAGAAGAAACTTGACTCTGGCAGACTCAGCGTAGAAGATGCTTTTGCAGCTAAACGAGATTTAGAAAGGGCAGAAGCATTTCTTAAAGAAAAGCTAAACAGTGAGCGTGTTGGTGGCTACATGATTTGGCTTACGTTTAAATCTGATTACATTAAAGAGCAACGAGCTTTAGAATTAAAAGAAAGAAAAAGGAAAGCCAGGCAAGCTAGAGAAATTAAAGAATTTTGTATAATGATGGCTAAGGTAGTTGGAATAATACTAACAATAGTGGCAGCAACAATAGGTGTTACTTTTTACTTGAGATCGTAAGCATGGAATTGGAATCGTTAAAAGAATTTGCGACAGTTCGTCAGTGTGAAATTATAGATGCAGTTATACAAGAAGGATCACAACCCAAAGCAGCAATAGCACTAGGTATCAGTTTACGTTGTATATCAAGATCACTTAAACGTTCAAGGGATGCAGCTTCGTTACAGGGCTGGAGTCCAGATCACAACATGGTACACACGGTACCTAACACTCACGTCGCTAAAGGCATATCAACATACATAGATATGCAGACAGGTGAACCGCTACGACAGTGGGTCAAGTCAGACTTAAAGAAGCAGGCACAAGAGGACGCTCTACAATCCTTTGCAGAAGGCTTACTAGAAGATCTGCCCAAATATGTGTCACTGCCAATAAAACCTCTTACAGACTTACCAGATCACCTAACAGCATACGTTATTGGTGATGCTCACATTGGTATGAAGGTTACTAAAGAACGTAACGGGGATTCAGACTGGAATCTTGAAATTGCAGAGAAAGTGACAGTTGGAGCTGTAGAAAAACTAATACGTGCTTCAGGTGGATCAGATACTGCACTTATGCTGGACTTAGGTGACTTTGGACACGCAGATAACCAAGCAGGTACAACGTCATCCGGTACCAACCACATGGACACTGATGGTGACTACGGTGACTCTGTTGCAGCCCAAGTAAGGGTGTATAGACGGTCTATTGATCTGCTATTAGCTGCACACAACAAAGTTATCTTGATGATGGTTCGTGGTAATCACAACGATTCAACAGCTCGCTGTATGAACGTCATGCTGCAGGCATTTTACGATAACGAACCTCGTATACAGGTGTTAGACAACTCACATAAGTTTCAGCACATAACCTATGGCAACAACTTACTTGTGACTCATCACGGTGATCGTATGAAGCCTCAGAGAGCCTTTGAATACGTAGCTAGGTCGTTATCTAAGGAGTGGGGCCAGTGTGACTACAAGCACATGCTAATGGGACATATCCACCATGAAACTTCTGTTGAGATCGGGGGAATGTTGATTTCTACCTACCAGGCGCTCCCGGCTGGGGATGCATGGCATTCGGATTCTGGCTATGGTGCAAAGCGTACAATGACAGCAATTGTGTACGACAAACAGCATGGTGAGATACAACGGCATAAAGTTGGTATAGGTCAACTTGAATAAAAGTGGTACACTTAGCACACATATAAATTCAAGTTAGTGCCAACAAGGAATTAAGCGTGAGTGAAATGCAAAAACTTAGGCAAGATTTTGATTTACACGTTGAAAAAGATAGCGAATGGAAGCTCGAACAAGAGCAGCAATGGGTTATCAACAACAGAATAATAAATCAAACTATTGCTATACAGAAGGAAAATGCTACACAGATTAAATCCTTGTCAGATGACACGGCTGGAATTATTGCTATTTATAAAGACACAGCGTCTGTCATACGTGTTGGGTCTGCTGTACAGAAAGGTATGATATGGTGCCTTAAATGGGGTTTCATAGGTACAGGTATAGTAGCTGGGGCAGACTACCTTATTGAATTTTTCAACCAACCACCAGTGGTGTAACATGAGTTTTAAACTTGGACAAAATTCCCTTAACAACCGAGTTGGTGTAGATCCCCGGCTTATTGAAATAGATGACCGTGCAATTCAGATTACTATTATTGATTATGGCCACCCTGAACATGCAGGGCTGCGTACCGTTAAAGATCAAGCCGCGTTGTTCACCGCCGGTAAATCAAAATGCGATGGACGTATCAACAAAAGCTACCATCAGACTGGACGAGCACTGGACGTGTACGCTTACGTTGACGGGAAAGCTAGCTGGGAAACAGAGCATCTGGCATTAATTGCAACAGCGTACCTGCAAGCTGCAGCCGAATTAGGTTACAAACTTACATGGGGTGGATTATGGACTGGTTTCCAAGACATGCCACACTTCCAGTTAGAGGATTAGCATGAACGTTGCAGACCATCTAAACCAATTGAGAATCATACCGCGTGGTATGCTAGTAACATATATGATCGTGTTCTATCAAACGGTACATTGGTTTATGACTTTAGGTGAACCAAATATGGCACAGGCTGGTTTGGTTTCTGTAATAACAGGTGCTGGAGCTGCATGGTTTGGACTGTACCTTAGTTCAATGGATACAGGGAGCAAGAAGTAATGCTTGGTTTATTAGCTAAAATTGTACCTGGTTTGGAGGGTTAACATGAGTTGGAATCCATTCTCAGCAATAGTTAACACCGTTGGTTCCTTGGGTAGTACTTACATTGAAGGAAAGAACGCTGTATCTAAAGCAAAGTCCGAAGCTGCAATAATCACCATTAAAGCTGATGCAGACGTTAAAGTAGCCGGTGCTAAAGCTGCTGACAAACTTGCTGAGACTGGTCAGACTCAAGAATATAACTTAGATGCTAAAGCAATGGATCAGATGGACAAGTCTTTAACAGACGACTTTATGATTGCATTACTGCTAGCACCTGTCATTATGGCGTTCATAGGGTATGCTGAAGAAGTAGATAGAGGATTCAAAGCATTTGAGTCTATGCCAGAGTGGTTCCAATGGCTAGTTATAGGTGTGTATGTAGTTAAGTTTGGTTTAAGAGGCCTACTTTCCAAGATACTGTCTGGCAGATTTAGCGGTATAAAGCTTAAGTAGCACAAAAATATATATTACAACAGATAATAGAAACTTCAGGTTTAAGTATGAATGATAAAGCAAAGACAGCACTAGATAAGCCAAAAGTACTGGCTACCTTAAAAGACGACATGCTAAGTGCTGACTCTCTTAGATTAGATACAGTTGCTAAAGTCGAAACCTGGAAGAAAGAATACAACGGTGAGCTGTACGGTAACGAGCAAGACAAAAAGTCTAAAATCGTATCCCGTGACATCAAGCGACAAGACGAGTGGCAGCATGCCTCCATCAAAGATCCGTTCCTATCTTCCCCGGACATTATCAAGTGTAAGCCGGTTACAGCAGAAGACCGTCTAGCAGCACAACAGAATGAGCTGATACTTAACCATCAGTTCACACGTATGTTTGACCGTTACACCTTTATCACAAACAGTACAAAGCTACTGACCACAGAAGGCACTTTAATTGTAAAGTGTTCTTGGGATTATGAAGATGAGATCGTAGAGGTCCAACACCCTAAATACGGCTTAGATCCTATGACAGGGCAACCTGTACAGATTGGCATAGAGATGGTCAAGCAGATCAACGTACTCGTAAACAAGCCTTACGCAGAGCCTTGCAGGATCGAAGACATCTATATCGACCCTACTTGTCAAGGTGACATGAATAAGTGCCAGTTTGTTATACACCGGTACGAGAGTGACCTAAGCTCTTTACGTATCAGTAAAAAGTACAAGACTAAGCTATTAGATAACCTAGCACAGAGCATGGTTAAGTCTGGCAGTGACTACAAACCAGAACACGAAAAGACAGGCAGCAACTTTGAGTTTAAAGATGAAGCCCGAAAGAAAATTCTTGTGCACGAGTACTGGGGTAACTACGACTTAGACGGTTCAGGTATCGCTACACCTATGGTATGTACCTGGGTTAATGACACTATGATTCGGTTGGAAACTAACCCGTACCCTGACAAGAAGATACCTTTCTTGATCGTAGCTCACAACTCTATACCTTTCCAGATGACTGGTGAAGCAAACGCTGAACTGATAGGCGACAACCAGAAGATCTCTACTGCCATCAAGCGTGGTGCTATAGATAACATGGCTAGCTCTAACAATGGTCAGAAGGGTATCCGTAAAGGTGCACTAGACACTGTTAACAAGAAGCGTTTCCTTGGCGGAAAGAACTTTGAGTTTAACGGTTCACCTGCTGACTTCTTTGAAGGATCGTACAACGCACTACCTCCTAGTATGTTTCAGATGATGGAGCTTAACAACAACGAAACAGATGCTATGACCGGTATTAAAGGTTTTAGTGGTGGTATCGGTGGACAGTCTTTAGGATCAACTGCAAGGGCAGCTGGTGGTGTATTAGATGCAGTATCAGTACGTAAGTTAGACGTAGTGAGAAACATCTCAGAGAAGCTTATTAAGCCTCTCCTACGCAAGTGGATGGCTTACAACTCTGAGTTTCTTCAAGAAGAAGAAATCATCCGTATTACAAACGAAGAGCACGTTCCTATTAGACGTGATGATCTTGCTGGTCAGATTGATATTGATATTGAAGTATCTACTGCTGAAGACAACGCTGCTAAGAGTCAGGAGCTTTCGTTCTTGCTTCAGACTAACGGACCTAACGAAGATCCAGGTGTACGTCAGATTATCATGGGTCAGATAATGCGTTTACA